GGCGGCATTCTTACTTGCTAATGCTTCGGCTGCGCTAGTAGATGAACCAGACGCGCTTGAGGCAGAAGCGGCGGCAGAATTAGCTGACGCAGTTTCAGATGCTGCGGCGGCATCTTTTGACGCTTCCGCCTGCTCCGCGTAATCCTCAATATTGTCAGTGCCTGTTTCGCTGGTCATACCAGCGGTTTGGGTCCATGTCGTAGTAACCATTAGCCTGGTATCCCCATACGAAGTGGGCCTGAGACCCGTGATTTCTCATTGTCCTGGTTCAGCGCGTCGACTGCTGCCTTGTACAATGACGCCCAAACAGTAGTCCTCTGATCGTCCGCCAGGTAAGGCGCAGTGTGCAATAATGAGCCGTAAAGATAAATGTCTGGGTAATAAGTCAAAACCCAATTTGCAGTGTCTGTAGATGTCAGGGCCGGTATGCGCGCATAGTACTGCATAGAAATTTCATACGACGTGTCTGGCACAGGGTAGAGCTCAATTTGGTCAGATGTCAGCCGATAATACTTTGGCTTCTGAGCGGTGGAGCTTTCCTCCCTCAGCTTTTGCAAGCCTTCAGCGGATATGGCTTGCAATCGCCCGCCCGCCGAAAGTTGTATCTGGATCATCTCAAGCCAGTCGAGCGGCAGGTTTTCGTACCGCTCGTCAGCTGTTGTAGATACGCGCTTCTCCTGACGCCAGTGGCGGACGTCTCGCGCAATTTGCGCCTCCGCCATTGTAATAAAATCCGGTATGACCGCCGTCAGGTCGTCGCGGTTTAGCCAGTTGGCTATGCTAGACTTTAGCTCGTCATACGTTGTTATCGCCATTACAGTGTACCTTCTCGCGTGCGAAACGCCTGATTTTCCGACTGGTTGAGCCACTTGCGCAGCGCCTTGGGATCGTCAGCGATCCCCTGCTTCTTCAGCTCATAATACACGGAAAGCGGGATGGAGGCCACCTTGGCGTGTTCTCCGAATTTTCCCGACACGTCGTTATACGAGCGCTTGTTTGCTTCGATGATCTTTGTGCTGTCCTGCACGGTCTCAATGACATATTCGCCATTGGCTTTGACGTGCCAAAATTTCGTAATCCCTGTCGCCTCGTCGCGGCTAAAAAGTCTTTTCATCTTACCCTCCAGAGTAATGGGGCGGCCGAAGCCGCCCCACCATATTTACGATACGTTCAAGTCAGCGATCAGGCCGTGGGCCTTTTCATTGGATACCTTGAGGCCGGTTTCGCAGATGAGCATTGATTTTTCTGCATCCCCGGTGCGGGCAAGATCCACTTTCTGGATCGGACGCAGAGTTGCGATTGACGCGTACTCGGTGTCGAGGCACCAGGCGTCCCGTTCCCGAGAAAACCTATTAGGAACAACGGTTAAGGCGCCAAAATCTGACAGATAAACGTCAGCTGCACCGATGATGGTTGTTGGGCCATCAGATGGTGCTTGGTAGCGCTGAGCCGCAATACCTGCAAAGCCGGACACGACCGTTTTGTTGAACGGGCCAACCATCAGCATGGATGGGTTGCCGCCTGATGTGTACGCCTGCTGCATCACGTCTTTGAGCATGGCTTCTGTGAAGTCACGCTGCGTGCCGTCATTACGGGCGTCGGAGCCGTCTGCCGCAGTCGGGTTAGTACCGTCTCCAGCTTTGTTCACGTTGGTTGCAACCCACGCACCCAAGCCAGCAGTTACGCGACCAGCGGAAGCTGAACCGGCGGAACGGGCTGTGTTGCCTGTGTAGATTGTTTCCAAGTCGCGCTTGATCTCCTTGCCGCGCTTGGCGAGCTGATATGCAACCTCATCGTTGCGGCCAGCCAAATCTTGGAAGCCGAGGTTGTCAGCAATAATCATGCTGCGGCGGCGGATTTGCGTGTAGTTTCCGACCCTTACGGTGGCAGTTGTTGCGTCAAACGATGCAACATCGTCTCCGTCTATAATTGGCGAGACGTCAACAGACGACAAATCATCCAATTGCCACTCAAAAAATGTGTTGGACACATTTTCGGAACCGACGTTAGATGAGAAGGGCGTCTCCTCCGGGGCTATGTTACTGATAACATTGGCCAATTCTTCTCGGATACCCTTGGCGTCAAAAGACGTAAAGGTGTTTGCAATGATAGTCATAGTTTATGCTCCTATAGCAAGGCTTTGATTGCGGCCGCGGCGTCGTTGACGCGACCAGTTTTTCGTGCGCGGTTCTGCGCTTCCTGTGCTGCTGAGGTGCGTTTAGGCTGTGACGCTCTGGAACCCGACTTCAATGTCTTGGCGCGCGACTTCTTAGGTTTAGCTTTAACCTCGTTGGCCCGCGTTTCTCCACGATCATATAACATCGCTTTCCTCGCTAATTTCACAAGCGTTGCATTTGACATCCCGCTAACGTCTTGCTCGCTGAAACCTTCGCCGAGTAGGAAGTCCCGGATCTGGGTTGCTTCCGTGGCTGCGACTTTGCTGTCACGCCACTCGGGTATGATGTCAGGCAAGATATGACGCTGCTGCTCCAAATACGATTGCTGCATCTGCTCTTGCTTCTGCGCTGCAATCTGCTGCATTCTTTGCTGCTCAGCTTGGACGGCCTGAAGCTGCGCGGTGCGCGCCTCCTGTTCCTTCCGCCACTGGCGCTCTGCCTTCGCTGCCATCACGGGGTCTGTGTCATACAGAGTGTCCCAGTCCGGCTCCTGTTCCGCTGCCTGTTGGATGCGCTCCGCCATTGCCGGCAGTAGTTGCGCATATTCAGCACGCTCACGCTCAATCTCCTGATACTGCGCTTCCATAGCCTTTCGGTTTTCGGCGAGCTCCTGAGTTTTGCGTGTATAGTCCTTCTGCCGGAGGTGTCCGCTGCGCAGCTCCTCAATGGTTATCTCTTCGCCATCGACCTCAATGGTCGTGGACAAATCAAGAGATCCATATTGGTCGCCGTCATCGTCGCCTTCGTCGTCCAGATCGCTTTCAGACCCCTCAACGGCAGAGTTATCAGCTTGCGCCTCATACCCGTCCTCTTGGCCATCCGGCATTTCGGCTTCGTCCACTTGCGCGGCTTCTGCCTCAAGCGCATCGTCCGTCGTCACGTTATCCTCTTGGGGCGTGAGCATACTTCTGATTGCATTCTGAGCGCTGTACAGGTCAGTCCCTTGCGGGGTGCTGTTGTCTGACATCTCTTTCTTCCTCTATTATGCTACTTTTTCATCTTCATTTCAATAGTAGCGTTATCAACCATGCTGCGCAGCGACTGGCGGACCATGTCAATTCCGCGCAACTTCATGTAAACAGCCTCGCGGCCGTCGGTGTCACTGGGGCCAGTCGCCTTAAACTGTGTCCAGCAATCCGCCTCGGCTTCCTCAAGAAACCGAAGCAAATCAGTGTCAGCGAGCAGGCGCTCCGCCTGCTTTCCGTCCGTGATGATCTGCTGCTTAGTCTTCACGCGTCGCCTCCGTGATTATGTCAGCTTGCGCCTTCATTACTTCGCGGTTGATCGCCATGTCAGCGCGGATCTGGGCAACGTCAAGCTGCGTGCCGTATTTCGCCTTCAGCTCCTCCGCCTTGACGCGGATGTCGGCCTCGAGCTCGTCGCGCTTGCGGTCGTCTTCCATCATCATCTGCTCGCGCTTCAGCTGAAGGTCTGCCGCCTTCTTCTGCATGTCCGCCTGTATCTGTTGGATCTGCACTTGGATCAGCTGCTCGTTGATGTCTGGCTTGTTGTCTGGCGGCGGCGGCTGGAACTTCGCAGGATCGCTCCAGAATTGCGACGTGTCCTTGAAACCGGCCAGCGACGTCATCTCCTTGAGCGTGTTGCTCAGCTTGGCGATGTCAGTCAGCGGATTATTCGGGCCCATCGTCGACATGGCTTCCTTCTGCATCTCGCCGATCTGGCGCAACATCATCATCCGCTCAGTGTCAGTCCCGCGGCCCAAAGCCACATTAATCGAGACATCCATGTTCGAGCTCCAAACTCTAGGATCGATTTCGACGAAATCGTTATTCAGGCGGATCATGCGCGCCTTGTCCTGGTGTGTGGTGATGTTGTGCAGGACAAGCTCGTACAGGCGCTTAATGCCTGTCTCAGCGAATACCCTCGCAATCATCTCGATGTGCTGCTGTGCGGCGCTCACAGTGGCTGCCACGGCCGTTGCGGTGCTAGACTGTAGGGCGCCGGCGTCTAAGCCCATAGATGCCTTGGAGATGCCTGTGCGGGCCTCCTTGACCTCGTCCATGTATTGCAGGACTGGGAACGCCTGCTGGCCCACAAACGGCACG